CACTCCCGTCATTCATACTGTTGGTGGTAAGTTTTACACTGATGCAATTGACGCAGCTACTGATTCAAACACAGCAAGCACCATTGTAGAACGTGACGCTTCTGGTGACTTCAGTGCAGGCACTATCACTGCTAACCTTACTGGTACTGCAAGTTCTGCTACTGATGCAGATGGTTTATCAAGTGCTGTAACTGTTGCACTCAGTGGCGATGCTACTGGCTCAGCTACATTCCAGGACGGTGGCGATACTGCAACTATTTCAACTACACTTGCTAACTCAGGTGTTACAGCTGACACTTACGGTTCTACTACTGAAGTTCCTCAGATCACAGTTGACGCAAAAGGTCGTATTACTTCTGCTACTACTGCTACAATCGCTACTTCATTTGATGTTGCAGCTGATAGCGGTACTACTGATACAGTAGCTGGTGGCGAAACTCTTACTTTTGCTGGCGGCACTGGTGTAGATACTACTGTTTCTAATAACAATGTATCTTTTGCTATTGGTCAGTCAGTAGGTACTGGTGACAGCGTAACTTTCGCAGATGTCACTGCTGATCTTGCAGGTGACGTAACTTCTACTGGTACTTCTACTTTCACAACTGTAGATATCAACGGCGGCGCTATTGATGGTACTGCAATCGGTGGATCTACAGCAGCAGCTGGCTCTTTCACTACACTCGGTTCTTCTGGTAACCTTTCTGTTGGCGGTAACGCTACTATCACCGGTGACCTGACTGTAAACGGTACAACTACTACTGTAGCTACTACTAACACTGTTGTTTCTGACACTCTATTAGAACTAGGTAATAACACTGCATCAGCAGTTAACGATTCAGGTCTTGTTATTGAACGTGGTAGCACAGGCGACAACGCTTTCATGGGTTGGGATGAGTCAGAAGACAAGTTCACCATGGGTACTACTACTGCTACAGGCGCATCTACTGGTGACCTTACAATCACTGTTGGTACTTTGGTTGCTAACATTGAAGGTGACGTAACTGGTGACTTGACTGGTGACGTAACTGGTTCATTAACTGGTGGTACTGTTTCTGGACTGTCAGCTGCTATTGGTGTAGCAGACGGTGGTACTGGTGCAGGCACATTTACTAGCAACGGTATTGTTTACGGTAACGGAACTGGCGCACTTCAGGCTACTGCTGCAGGTACTGACGGTTATATCCTCTACTCAAACAGTGGTACTCCTGATTGGACTAACACTCTTGATGGCGGTTCTTACTAATATTATTTTAATTTAAATTTTGAGGATACATTATGGATTCTGGTAAACAGTTTAATGAAGAGCTAGTTAATGAATATATTAATATGCTAGCAAAAAAATATAATGAGACTTCTATAGAAGTCGTTACTTTACAAGCTAGAAGCTCCTACGTAAGTAAGGAGAATGAGAAACTTCAAAATATTATCTCGGAAAGAAATACTGAGATAGAAAACTTGAAAGAACTTCTACAGGCGGAAAAAGAAAAACCGCCTGTAGAAGTCATTAAAGAGGTTGAAGTTATCAAAGAGGTGGGCAAATCTGACGACGCTCTTGTAAAAGAGAATAGTTACCTCAAAAAAGAATTAGATATGTTAGAGAATAAGATTAAAAAGCTAAAAGAGGATAGAACAAATGGCGATAGTTCTCAAGCCGAAAAGGTCGGAAACAGCTAGTTCGGTACCTACTACAAGTGATCTTGCAGTAGGTGAAATAGCAATAAATACAGCAGACAAAAAGCTATATGTAAAAGATTCAGCTAACAGCATTCAGGCTATTGGTGGTGGTGTAACCGTAAATGATGGTGCAACTTCTGCAGACATTGAAACAATATCTTTTTTAGATACTACTTTCGGTGACTTTACTGTAGATACAAGCACTAGTCCGGGAACCGCAATTGTCAGATGTACACAAACAGCTGACTTAGATTACGGTTTAATTACCGATACGGTTATTGGTTATAACAGTGTAGATTACGGAGGGTTGACCTGATGGCGGCTAGAGTAAAGTTTAGACGAGGTACTACTGCTCAGCATGCCACGTTTACAGGTGCAGAGGCAGAAATTACTGTGAACACAAGTAAAAACACAGCAGTGGTACATGACGGATCAACAGCGGGCGGCTTTGAATTGTTAAGATTTGATCTTGATAATTTAGATGCAACCGCTACTATCCCGGGATCTCAAGTTGATACCCTCGATGGCGGAACATATTAGGAGATAAATTATGCCAACAATATTACAATTAAGACGTGGAACTACCGCCGAGCATTCGTCATTTACGGGAGCAGAGGGTGAGGTCACAATCAATACAACTAAAGACACCCTGGTAGTCCATGATGGTTCAACACAGGGTGGTTTTGAAGTAGCCCTTGCAGATTTATCAAATACTTCTGCAATTGATTTAACAGATCTTAGCGGAGGCACTGGTGTTACTTATAATAATAGCACGGGTGCAATAGCTATTGGTCAGGCAGTTGCTACTAGTGACAGTCCTACTTTTGCAGGATTGACACTCACGGGCAGTCAAACAATCACAGGTGATATTCTGCCAAGTGCAGATGTAACATATTCACTTGGTTCTGCTTCATATCAGTGGGCAGACATTTATGTAGGTCCTGGTTCATTGTATGTAAACGGACAGCAAGTGGTATCTGATAACTCAGGTACAATTACAATTTCTGCCGATAGTAACCAAGACGTAGCTGTACAGACTAGTGGTTCAGGTGATATTTCTCTTGATCCTACTGGCAGTGGTATTGTTCAGGTCAAATCTACATTCCAAATTGAAGATGGTAATAACATTACTAACTCAGCAGGCAATCCTGTAGCATTTGGTAGTGGACTAAAAGCAGACAGCATAACACCTAACTCAGCTGATACTAGTTTAACACTTTCAGGTAATGGTACTGGCACTGTAGCAATTGCTGATAACACAGCAATCACAGGTACACTGTCTACTACCGGTGATGCAGACATTGGCGGTGACTTAACAATCACTGGTAATCTGCAGGTTGATGGTACTACAACTACTATTAACTCTACTGCATTATCAGTAGATGATCTTAATATCACAGTAGCTTCAGGTGCAGCAAACGCAGCAGCAGCTAACGGTGCAGGTATTACGGTCGATGGTGCTAGTGCCACAATGACATATGTTTCTTCAGGCGACAATTGGTCATTCAACAAACCCGTAAAAGTAACAGGTGACGTTACAGTTACAGGTGCTGTTGTTCCTTCAGCCAACGTAACATATGACTTAGGTACTTCAAGTTTACGATGGCGTGACTTGTATTTGTCAGGTAGTACACTTGACCTAGGCGGACAGACAATCTCAGTAAGCGGTTCAGCTTTTGAAATGTCCGAATTGGCAGTTACTTCTACACTTACCCTTGATAGTGTTGGTCTTACAGCAGTACAGACAAGCGCAGAATCGTTTGCTGATAATGACACAAGTGTTATGACTTCAGCAGCGGCTAATGATAGATTTAGAATTGACATATATGATGCGTCAGGAACCTTGTTGAACTAAGGAATAAAATATGCCGGTAATATTAAAACCGAAAAGAAGTGAGACCGCTTCCTCTACCCCAACAACAAGTGATCTTGCTGTTGGGGAGATTGCTGTAAACACAGCGGATAAAGTAGTCTATACCAAAACAGCGGCCGGCAATATTGTTCAAATTGCCAACTATGCACTGTCGGACCCTTCCTTAGTATTTCCAACAGGAGATTTAGGAAGCTTGGATGCTGTTACTACTGATGCTTTTGGTCAAACATTAGGGGGGTCTTTTGATAATTTAGACACCCCGAATGGTAGTTTATCTACACAGGATTTAGGGGCACTATCTTAATGGCAGCACCTAGCACAAGACAAGAACTAATCGACTACTGTTTACGCAGGTTAGGTTGGCCTGTAATCGAAATCAATGTAGACGAAGATCAGATATCTGATCGTATTGATGATGCTCTACAGTTTTGGTATGAGTATCACTTTGATGGCCGACAGAAAATTTTTATCTCACATCAAATTACTGGCGACACCGTAACACTCGCTTCTATATTAGCTAATCAGTTTACAGTAGGGGATACACTTACAGGCGGTACTTCAGGCGCTACAACTATAGTTAAACAAATTTCAGGGGCGTCAACTTTTTCTACTGAAAATACCCAAGGCACTTTCGTTGCAGGTGAGACTGTGACAGGTTCTAAGTCAGGTGCAACTGCAACACTTCACTCAACTACCCCATATACAGCAGGTGATATGGGCAACAAATATATTGAAGTGGGTGATGGTGTTCTTTCTATCACGCGTATGTTTAACTTTGGAGGTGCTATGAGTAGCAGCCAAGGAGGCGTGGAGAATCCATTTGACTTAATGTATCAGTTTAGAATGAATGATATGTACAACTTGTTAGGCGCTAACATGACATATTATGCTCAAGTTCAGCAACACCTAACAACACTGGAACAACTACTGGTAACTCAAAGACAGATACGTTTCAATAGAAAAATGAACCGTGTTTATGTAGATACTGACTGGGACAAGACGTTTAATCCAGGAGATTACGTAACATTTGAGGCATACAGTGTTGTAGATCCTACAGAATTTTCCGAAGTGTATGACGATATGTTTCTAAAGAAATACGCCACTTCTCTTATCAAAAGACAGTGGGGTGAAAACATGAAGAAGTTTGGCGGCATACAACTTCCAGGCGGTGTTACACTTAACGGAGATAAAATATTTGAAGAAGCAATTACTGAAATAGATCAAATTGAAAGAGATATGCAGTTAAAGTATGAGCTTCCTCCGACATTCATGGTGGGGTAAACAATGCCCACTAACTTCTACTTTCAATCAGGCAACACTAGCGGTACCACGGCCGAACAACGGCTAATCGAAGACCTGATTATTGAAAGCCTCAAAATATACGGCCATGACGTATTTTACTTACCTCGTACACTAGTAGACGAAGACACAATCTTTGATGAAGATACTTTGTCTCAGTTTACACAAGCATATCCTTTGGAAATGTATCTTGAAAATGTAGATGGTTACGAAGGCGAAGGAGATTTGTTTACAAGGTTTGGTATTGAAGTGCGTGACCAAGCAACATTTGTTTTAGCAAGACGCAGGTGGGATGAATTAGTAGCAACTTCTGGTGGCATATTCACACAAGACACTCGTCCCTCAGAAGGCGACTTGCTTTACTTTGAGAAAACACAATCTCTTTTTGAAATCAAACAAGTGCAGTTTCAAGATCCATTTTATCAAGCCGGAAAACTTTACGTCTTTAAACTTGTTTGTGACTTGTTTGAATACAGCAGTGAAGTTATTGATACAGGTATTACATCACTTGACAACATATATGAAGAACAAAATGTTGATATGTTGGTTCATCAAATGTTACAAGAAGATGGAACACTGATTCTACAAGAAGATTATTCTAACATAATATTAGAATCATATGCTGAAGATACCTCAACAGGTAGAACTGATGGAGCAGACTTTGTAGAATTTAATGACCTAGAGGATATTTTAGACTTCTCTGAAATTAATCCGTTTGGAGAGGTTGGATAATGTTTAAGAATCAACACTTTTATCATCAACACGTAAAAAAAGCAATAACTGCTTTTGGTATGATATTCACAAATATTAATATTAATCGTGTTGACGGCAGCAATATAACTCAACAAGTTTTACGTGTGCCTCTTTCATACTCTACAAAACAAAAATTTCTATCACGTATTGCTCTTGTAGAAGATGCAGATAATAGAGGCGAAGTAGCACTCACTTTACCACGTATGGGGTTTGAAATACAAGCTTTTGAATTTGACCCTACTCGTAAGGTGTCTCCTACACAAAAAAATGTAGGAATACAGGATGCTCAAGTAATTATACAAGGATCAACTACAGTTGTAACTACTCCTAATCCGCGCCACCATGGTTTACAATCA